TTTTATTTATTTCATTATTTTTTATTATCTTAATCATTCATCTCCTCCAATCTCTCCTGCTCTTACCTTAGCCCAGAAGTTTTTTTCTAAATCTTCTAATTTTAAAACTACCTTTTCAGCTTCTTCATAAGTCTTAAAACAATTTCCACTATTTATTGCATAAAAATCAATCCAATGGTCATTTTTATAAATCAAATCTGTTACTACCCATTTGAAAGAAACTTCGGTCCTAACCCTTTCAACAATAAAAAAGCTTTCTTCAAGTTTTGGTTTCCATCTCTTAGGTATTCCATATTCTTCATTCACATAATCAACAAATTCTTTTATTTTATTTATTGTTTCTTCACAATAACAATAAATATTGTTATCTGATAGATAAATATCATCATATAGCCATATTATGCGTTCTTCTAAATCTGTTGGACTTTCTATAAAACTACATTTATATTTTTCAACATCTTCTTTTAATAAACCATCTCCAAAAAAATCATCATTTAAATATTTAATTCTTACTGCTACTCTATCAAAAACTTCTTGACTTTCTATTTCTAATACCTTTTCTTTTTCCATATTATCCCCCATTATTCTATTTCATTTATGACATCTTCTATAAATTCATCCCAATATTCAAACTTTTTCCCTCTGCGTTTTTCTTCTTCTTCTCTGTATCTATTTATAGAATCACAGTAATCGTTCCAGTTGTCTACTCCTCCGCATTGCAACGCTTCCATTGTGTAATATGCATCTAATAATAAATTTAAAGTTCTTTCATCAATTTCATACTTATCTTCTTTTATTTTATTAATGTTCATTACTTCCTCCTTACAAATCTATAAACTTCTAGCTTTTCAGCATATCTTTTAACCTGTGTAAATTCTTCCAAGGTCAATTCATCAGCTCTAAAACTTAATATCTTTTTTAGAGCCTTCTTATAAAAAGTTTCCATTTCTTCTTTATTTTTTATTGCCATAGCCTATTCCTTATAATTAAACACCTTCCCGATGTCAGCAATATGTTAAACTATTGAATTTATTATATGTCTATCCATTTTGTCAGCATCAGCAAAATCGTTTAAAGTATCTCTATTTCTACTCCTGCTCTAGCTTTATCAACTTCAAAACCTTTGAAAATTGGTATTACATTGGTAGAATCATCATCTTCTATATATCCATATTCTTGCATCAAATCAAAAATTATTTGTGCAGCATTGATATAATCAAACCTTTTTCTTGTATCTCTAATAAAATATAATTCTACTCTATAAGGTTTTTCCTTATCTTTTAGCATTTTTAAAAATTCATTTTTATTTATTATCCAATCTGCTTTTGAGTTTTTTATATAATTTTGCACAGTTTTAGAATTTAAAAGCAGCTTTTTTCCAGTTTTTAAAGTTACAAATTGCTTACTATTTTTAGAACTTGGAGTATTTCCAGCTATAAATATCATTCTTTATTCCTCCCAAAATGATTTACTTTTAGGCTTTCTTTTAGTTTGCCAAGTAAATTTAAACTCTTTTAACATTTCATTAAGCCTATCAGAAATTTTATTAATTCCTTTAAACTTTAAAAATTCAATCATTTCTTCAGCACTTAAATTTGTAGTTATTATCATTGGTTTTTCTGCATTATATCTAACATCAATAAGGCTATTTATTTTTTCTTTTCCCCATTCATCAGATATTTTCTCACTTCCTAAATCATCAATAAAAAGCATATCAGCCTCTTTTGCTGCTTCTAACAATTGACTCTCAATTTGAAAATTATCTTTGATGGTTCTTAAATATCCAGCTAAGTTAAAACTTAACACTGTATAACCATGCTCAGTTAAATAATTACATATGCAATTTGCTAAAAATGTTTTTCCAGTGCCACAACCTCCTCTAAACAATAATCCATCATTTATTTCAAGTACCTTGTCAAAACCTTTAACATAGTTTTTAATTTTTCTATACAATTCATTTTCTGCCTTATTATTTCCTAAAATTGCATTTTTAAAACTATCTTTCCCAGAATTTCTGCTAGTTATTGATAATTCTTTAAACTTCTCAATTTTAGCTTTTATTCTTGCTTCTTTTTGACAAGAACATTCATTAAATCTAGTTCTACCTTCTGAAAATTCTAATAAAGTTGGTTCTCCACATTTTTCACATTTAGCTAGAACCTTTGGATCTTTATTTTCTCCTGGTATATTCTCTATAAATTCTTTAACATCTGTATTTTTAGCTATTTCTTCTATTTTTTGAATACTCAATTTATCCTCCTCTCAGGATTTCATCCATAGTTTTTGAGTAGTCTTTTTCTTTTTCCTGGTTCTCATTTTCTTGATTGAGGGAATAATTATCTCTAAGACAAGCTATAATCCAACCGTCACCTTTTTTATTTTTATCAGCATATTCAAAAACCTGTTTTATTCTTTCCAGGTCATTAGAATATTTAATTATATTTTCAATTTTTATCTTCCTGTTTTTTATTAAAAATTTTATCTCTTGTCTTATAATTCCAGCAACATTTTCCTTGTTGTTGTTATTCTTGTAGTTATTACTCATGTAGTTATTATTATTGTAGTTATTATTAGCGTATACATTTATGTTACTATTAGAAGTAACATTATTGTTACTATTAAGAGTAACATTTTCGTTACTTATAGTAGTAACCTTTTTGTTACTATTAACATCTGTTTTAATAGTATCGTTTTCGTTACTATTAGAAGTAACATTATTGTTACTATCAGATATGTCTACTAAATAATAAACATTACTTCTGTTATATCTTCTCTTTTTTTCTATAAGATTTAAATTTTCTAACTCTTTAATAGCCTCAGATATAGAGTTTCTTCTTTTTAAATTTAATTCTTCACATAATTCTTCATAAGAATACATTATATAAGTATCTCCATCTTCATCTATCCATCCATTTTTCTTAGAAAGTCTAAACCTGTCAGACATTAAAAGATATATATCAAATGCTGTTAAACTTAAACTCCCTTCTCTTCTCATTTTAAAGAGAACTTTGGGAATTTGAAAAAAGCTCTCTTTATTTTTGTTATTTGATTGTTCCAAATTCCCTGCCTCCTGCTGTTAATTATTTATTATTTTCAAAAAGACCTTGAACCATAGTGTCATCATTTATTTGCTTTTTTGAACTTTTATTATCCTCAGTAGCTTCTTCAATAAATTCGCCTGTTTCAGCATTGATAATATCACCATTATTTTCAAGTATTTCAATTTCTTGTACTTCTGTACTCTTATCATCTACAACTTTAAATGATTTTTCATCTTTTGCAGCCATTTCAAGAAATTCAACTGATACTGGTAACCATTTTAATAGCTTTTTAACTACTGTTTTTTGTGCCATTTCTTCAAAATTCTTATTCCATACATCATTTTTATATGACCCTTTTCTGTATTTTTCTTCATGTTTTATAACTTCATCTTTTGTCATATATTCAAATGCTTTAGCACCATCTTTTAATATTGCTACAGCATAAAAGCCTTTTATTTCTCCTCTTTCATCAAAATTTGGCTTATGCGTTAATGTTCTTGATAATTCATATTCAATGTTAAAATCATCATTTTCATATACTGTATAACTGTATATGTCAGATAACTGTCCGCTTCTTCTTAATAATTCAATTAGTCCTTTATATCCTATTTGAAACTGACACTCAACAGTACCAGCTTTCTTATTTTCAAATGGTATTAAATAACATTGTCCTAAAGTACCAGGTTCTAAACCAAGTTGAGCAGATACCATTAAAGCACCCAACAAACTCTCTTGATTACATTTCGCAAGTTTTGGATTTTGTCTTATAGTTGTTATTGCTATTCTTACAAATCTATCTGAATTTATATGTTTTGGTAATGCTGTTGCAAATTGTTTTGCTCCTGCTTGTATCACATCAAATATTGTTTTTCCTTTTTTTTCTGTTAATGCTGTTGTTTTATTATTTGTTGTTAAGCTATTTTTTGCTGTTGCTGTTCCCATTTTATCTACTCTCCTTTTTATCTAACCATTAAAAATTTTGATGTTTTTTGATGTTTACTTTCTAATTCTTTATATTGTTCCATTAGCTCTAAATTTTCTTTTGCCATAGCCTCAAAATCAGGACTTTTTTTACTCTGAATATTAAATTTATGTTTCCCAGCAACTCCTTTTTGAGTACCATTATTTATAAGTTCCAACATTATTTCTTCTTTTAATAGATCCTGTTCTTTCTTTAAAGAATTAATTTCTTTACTCAACTCTTTAATTTTTGCAGCTTTTTCTTCTAAGTCTGCAAACTCTATAACTTCATTATTTTCTATTTCCATTGCCTTTTTCTTCAGATGATTCATATATGCGTCACTTCCATCTGGCATTGGAGGAATCTTTTTTAATAAATTTTCTTGATAAAATTCAGTAGCCTTATTTCTAATTAAATTTATATCTTCCTCGCTTCTCTCTATCTTAAATTCCTTATATTGCTGTCCTCCAATTAGCACAGCTATATATGCAAATTTATAACCTGTAAGCATAAGATAATGCTGCACTTGTGCATAATAATACTGAGGTATTACATCTCCTTCCCAGTCTTTATAGTTAAAAGCATTTGTAGTTTTTATTTCTAAAACTCCATGTTCTCCAGTGTTTTTATCTTTTAAAACAGCATCTAAATTTGCTATAAGAAAATTATCTACAACAGAGTAAGGGACTTGGTATACATTAAATTCTCTATGCTTTTGAGCAAACACTTTCATTATTGTTGATTCATGCATATGCCCCCAAAATGTAGCTTCATTGCCCTCAAAATTAGATCCTTCTGTTTTGTCTATATAGACATCAATAATACTTTTGTATTTATTAACTCCTAAAATTGCTCCTATATCAGATCCACCTATTCTTTTTTCTCTTAAAGTATGCCAATCATCTTCATTAGCATACTCATAGACTTCATTATTTGTGCTTAGAGACTCTTTAAAATCATCTTTAGTCATTTCTATAACTTCCGCTTTAGCAGTTGCTATAAGTTCTTCTAATTCAGCTTTTTTTAATCTGCTATATCCAACTAAACCCAATCTTTTTGCCTCTTCTTTTAATTCCACTACTGTCATTTTTTATCACTCCTTGAATTTTTTTTAAATTTGATATATAATTCAAGTAAAGTTAAATACTTGAATATTTTTTTCAAAACATCTAATAAACTTTGGTCGGTGCTATTAGATGTTTTTATTTTTTTATAACTTTTCCCAGCTAAAAAGTTCAACCAATGTGGTTTTATTATTAAATATTTCCCCCTTTCCTTTTCTTGATCTTTTATATAGATACAACCTGGAACTTCATTAGCTTGAATTAAACTATAAATATCATCTTTGTTTAATTCTCCATCAGATAAAGCAATGGCTTTCTCTACACTAATTTTATAATTTCCCATTTAATCACCTTTTTCTAAAAGTTCTAATGTAAATTTGCAAGTATCAACTACGCCTTGATAATATCTAACCATTGCATAAGCATGTCCTTCAGCAACTGGTCTATTTTCTTTTCCTATCTTGTAATATTCTTCATTTGCTTCTTTTAAATTTTCTTTTGCTAGGTTTAATTTAATTTCAATTCTTTCTTTTGCTGTCATAAATATCACATCCATTCTAATAATTTATCAAATGGATAGTTAAGACATAACCACAAAATATTAAATACGCATTTTATCTTAAATTTCAAATAGTTAAAAAATGTTACTTTTTTAAA